GGCCGAGTCTTTGCGAGGGCGTAATGGCAACGAACAAAGTCGAAATCGGGTTTGACTTCTCGGAGCAACCAGGCGCAGAGTTCGCGAAGCTAGACGACGCGTTCTACGGAATCCTTGATGCTCCGCAGACAATCCTCGGTGGTGCTATCTACCAAGACGTAACGCCGAAGGTTGTTCAATACTCAATGAGTCGCGGTAAGTCTCGACAACTAGACCGATTCTCCGCAGGAAAGCTCGATGTAACCCTAGACAACAACGACCGCATCTTCGACCCGCTCTACACAACCAGTCCTTATGCTGGGCAGATTATCCCGAAGCGATCAGTGAGGGTAACCTCGAACGACATTATCCAGTCCGAGACCGTCATCGACGACTGGGACTTGAGCTACGAGCCATCGGGTAACAGCTACGCCATAATCAAATCCTCAGACGCTTTTGCTCAGTTCGCGAACCAGAACCTATCGGGTGGCACGGCGACGGCTCAGCAAACAGGTGAGCGCATTACAGCAATACTTCAGAACGCCGGCGTGCAGTGGCCACTAGACAAAATCGATGCCGAGACTGGATTGCAAGCACTTCAGGCGGATGTAATCGATGAGGGTACTAATGCGCTTGGGTATCTACAGACAATCACTGAGTCTGAACCAGGTCTTTTGTTTGTTTCTAAATCCGGCACGGTAAAGTTTCTTGATCGCAACGCCGAGTCAGCTGGCACGCCTATCGTCTTTGCCGACGACGGCAGCGGAATACCGTATCAAAACTTGTCGGTGGTTTACGGAGCTGAGCTGCTCTACAACGAGGTCGTAGTCGTTCGCGAGAACGGAGGAACCGCAACCGCGAGCGATGTTACAAGCCAAGAACAATACGGTATTCAGAACCTAACTCGTTCGAACCTACCGCTAGACAACGACACCTCGGCTCAGAACCTTGCTGATTACCTAGTGTCTCAATACAAGAATCCTGAGTACCGGTTCGAGCAGTTGCAGGTTGAAATCATCGACCTCAATGAAGCAACGCAGACTTCGATACTTGACCTTGAACTCGGAGACTTCGTGCGTGTAAAGTTCACGCCAAATGACGTGCCTCCGCAGATCGATAGGTACGCGGAGATAATTAGAATTTCACAAGTCGTTACTGAGACTTCTCACAAGGTAACACTCGGCCTCGGTTCGACCGACGGGGAGTTCTGGAGGCTCTCAGACTTGGTATTCGGTAGACTAGGAAACGCACTAGCGTATTAGGAGAATCGTGGCAGGTTGGAAAGAATGGGCAATTGCTGAAGTCGTAGAGGCTTCAGACTTTCAGACCTACATTCAAGACCAGGTAGTGCAGGTTTACGCCGATAGCGGCGCTCGCGGTTCTGCACTAGGCACAGCCGTAGCAGACGGCATGGTTTCCTACCTTGAGGACACGAACTCCGTTGAGGTTTACTACTCGGCAGCGTGGAACTCAATCTCGAACCCTGGCGACATCACCGCAGTAACCGCAGGCACGGGCTTGACCGGTGGAGGAACGACAGGGGCCGTCACTCTAAACGCTGACTACTCGGCTATTGGTTCGGCAATCTCAATCACCGCGTCTCAGATCAGTGACGTGACCGCAACCGCCGCAGAGCTAAACATCCTCGACGGCGTGACCGCAGATGCCGGTGAGCTAAACATTCTCGACGGTGCAACACTTACAACCACCGAACTCAACTACGTCGATGGCGTAACCTCAGCAATACAGACTCAGCTCAACGGCAAGGTAGATGAAACAAACGGAGCAGTGACAACCGCTGCTGCAACCGCAACCGTAGTCAGGAACATAACACTTTCAACCGCATCGCCAGGAACCGCAGATGGTTCTGATGGTGACGTTTGGTTGGTCTACACGCCGTAAGGGGATAGCGTGACCGCAAACGCAAAGATAAGCGCAACTTGGTATGAGATTGATGCCATACATTCACGCATCGGCGGATCGTGGAAAGAGATAGCTGAAGGCTACACAAAGATTTCCGGTAACTGGGAGCAGTTCTATGCTTCATTCGTTCCTCTAACGGTTGATTATTTGGTTATTGCCGGTGGCGGAGGAGGAGGCTTTGGCGTCGCATCACCTTTTATTCGTGGTGGCGGTGGCGGAGGCGCTGGTGGCTATAGATGCTCTGTATCTGGAGAGAACTCAGGCGGTGGAGCTAGTGCCGAATCATCCCTTTCCTTAGCAACAGCGACAAGTTATACGGTAACCGTCGGCGCTGCTGGTGCAGGGGGTAGCTCATCAGGTGCTAGCGGATCAACAGGTTCTAATTCTGTATTTTCTACTATCACATCTGCTGGTGGAGGATTAGGTCACGGTAATCAAGGCAACGGAGGCTCTGGCGGCTCTGGCGGTGGTGGAGCAGCAATAAATGGAACGACAAGTGGCGGAGCTGGAACTACAGATCAAGGATACGCTGGTTCGGGTGGCGCTGAAAACGTAGGCGGCGGTGGTGGCGGTGCTGGTGGTTTAGCTGGTAGTGCGAGCGGGGGATCTGGAACAGGTGGAAATGGTGGTACTGGAGTATCTTCCTCAATAACAGGTTCAGCAGTTGCTCGTGCAGGTGGCGGCGGTGGCGGTGCTTACGCCGGCGGTGGAACTGGAGGTTCGTCTGTAGGTGGCAACGGTGGCTCAAATGCTGCCGATTCAACAACTGGAACAATAAACACTGGTAGCGGCGGTGGCGGTGGTAGTCAGGATGCTAGCAGTCGTGCAGGAAAAGCAGGCGGCTCTGGTGTAGTTATCCTCAAATACCCAGACACCTACTACATCTCCGTAGGCGCAGGGCTTACAAGCTCCACCGATGATAGCTCAGTTTCTGGCTACAAAATTACAACCTTTACGGCAGGATCTGATTCCGTTTCATTCTCTACTACTGCGCCTCTAGTCGTCAGTTACCTTGTTATCGCTGGTGGAGGCGGTGGAGGAGTATCTCTAGGTGCTGGCGGAGGAGCTGGTGGCTATCGTTGTTCAGTTTCAGGCGAATCTTCGGGTGGTGGGGCTAGTGCTGAAAGCCCACTATCTTTGGCCGTTAGCACAAATTACACGGTCACCGTAGGCGCTGGAGGAGCAGGTGGCGCTCCGGCTAATAATGGTTCCAATTCAGTCTTTAGCACAATCACAAGCACTGGCGGAGGAAGAGGAGGAGATTTTCTTATCCCTTCAGGGCCTAACAGCGGTGGTTCAGGTGGTGGAGCCGAGGTTCTAAATTCAACAGGTGGAGCAGGCACAGCTAATCAAGGTTATGCCGGAGGCGGTAATGTCTCAAATGGAACTTCGGGTAATAGACCTACTTCTGGCGGTGGTGGTGCTGGCTCAATTGGAGGTAGCGGAACTCTTACTGATTCAGGAGATGGCGGATCAGGAGTTGCTTCATCTATAACAGGCAGTTCGGTAACTCGCGCCGGCGGCGGTGGTGGCGGATCATCAGGTTCAGTTACCGTTGGTAGCGGAGGCTCTGGTGGCGGTGGAGTCGGAGCGCAAGCTGGGACTGCTGGCTCTGGAGTTGCAAATACTGGCTCTGGTGGTGGCGGAACAGACACCGGAGGAACCGCTGGTTCTGGCGGCTCTGGTGTCGTAATAATCAAGTACCCAGATTCATACACAATCAGCGTCGGCGCAGGGCTTACCTCAAGCACTTCCGCTCCAAGCGGTGGCTACAAGGTGACAACCTTCACGGCTGGCTCAGATACAATTAGTTTTAGTTAGGATAGATACATGGCCCATTACGCGTTCTTAGATGAAAACAACATAGTCACCGAGGTAATCGTCGGTCGCGATGAGACTGAGGTAGTAAACGGCATCTCAGATTGGGAGACTTATTACGGCAACCAACGCGGTCAAATCTGCAAGCGCACTTCCTACAACACGCAGGGAGGCGTTCACTCAGGCGGAGGCACTCCGCTACGCAAGAACTATGCCGGCATTGGTTACAGCTACGACGAGACACTCGACGCATTTATCCCTCCAAAGCCGTTCGCTTCTTGGCTACTTAACGAAGAGACTTGCCTATGGGAAGCTCCGATTCCTTACCCTGAGACAACCGATGGCGACATCTATCAGTGGGACGAAGAGGCTGGCAATTGGGTATTAGTACAACTAGAGATTAGCGGAGAGTAAATTGAGCGGTTATCGCACCTGGACACCAGGCGAGGTCATCACGGCCTCGAATGTTCAAGACTACCTGCAAGACCAAACCGTAATGGTCTTTGCTTCGGATGCGGTGCGATCGACTGCGGTGGTAGTTCCGATTGAGGGAATGCTTAGCTGGCTGGAAGATGGAAACAAATACCAGTACTACACTGGCGCAGCTTGGGCAGACCTTATCGTTCCCATAACCGGCGGAACCGCAGGTCAGGCCTATG